ATTCGTTTTTAGGTGGGTTAGTGCGAGTCTTGTCTGCCAGAAACGCATTACCCTGGAATATCTTCTCTGCTGTGCCTATGTCGCCAATCGCGCCAGCCATAGCAAACAGCTTTGCTTTCCCGTCCTGACCAGCAACCTGCTCCCAGATTTGAGGGTAGATAGAAGAAGCAAGCGATAAAGACTGCGCATGATTTGCTAGCTGCGCCGGTGTGGCAGTGTTGAGGTACTGACCGTATGCCTCAGCCTCTCTGCCAGTAAAAAAGTTTTGTTCGTACTGAATCCTGCCGGTGATAGCACTTACACCCACAGATGCTACCAATGCATTCATCTCAGCAGATCGTCTGGCCACCGATGTCTCTGGGCTAGCAAAATCAAACGGCGTAATGTTGACGATGCCCCGCTCAGACAGAAATTCAAGACCAGTGCCGCCCTGATAAGATGCCAGCATCTCATCGCGGTAAGCTCTAGCGTCAGTAACGTACTGCGCCTGGTATCCAATCTCTTCGGCACTCAAGCCAGCAGTAGGTGCCTGCTCGCCCAGCTCAATAAGCTCATCCATGCCAGCCAGTGTTGGATTGGCATTGAAGATCATGTTGTTGGCGTTTGTCTCTAAAATCGAGCGGAAGTCTCTAGCTATCCCCTCATCGCCAACCATCTTAACCTGCATGTCTACTGCGTTAAGCTGCTCTTGCGGTATGACCTTGCCTGTCTTGGCAAAAGTGTTGAGGGATGAAATGTCATCTTTTACTTTTGACTTGGCTGCTGCCAGCTCAGAAGATTTGCCTGTAACCATACTGCTAGCTGCAGCAACTAACCTACGGCGCTCTGTTGGATCAAAGCGCTCGTCGTTAATGATCTTGGAAACGTATGCCTGGGCTTGCTCTGCCGTCTCGATACGGTTAATACCGTTAATCTCACGCTCGAATTGAACATCAGACACCATCTGAGAAGATCGTTTGGCTACGTCTTCTGCTGTCATCAAGCCCTTAGATTCAAGGTCTGAGTATATGCCTTGCAGGTCCGCGATAGCTCTTGTGCTGGTAGCAGAATCGCCATTGATTGCTTCGTCTCTAAGCGTCATCTCTCGCTTGGCAGACTCGCCCACTAGGGCATCTAGCCTGGCCTTGTTCGCCGATGCTCGTACATTGACCCTTCGAGAGATAGCGTACCTTTCCAGACTAAGAGACAGCTCTTGTTGCTGGATAGGATCTTCAAATCGTTGTGGTATCTTGTTCTGTATGTTTTGAACGGCGTTATCGTAAAACGCCTCTTGCTGGTCGGCTGGCTGCAAAGCAGCTTCTTCAGCAGCGCGAGTAACAGTTTCCATGTATTCGTTGGTAAACTCTTCGCTTTGAAGATCACGCTGAATCTTGGCTTCTAGCTCTGCTGCCTCTCGCTGCCTACGATTTAGTTCTAATGCCGTACCGCCAATCTGCTCCGCCAGTCTGCCCATCGCTCTAGCTTCTGCCGCACCAAACGCATCAGGAGAAGCGCCAACTCGCATAGGTCTTGCGCCAACCTCGGGAGTAATTCCTGTTCGTGCTCTATATACTGGAACCTTCACCTTAATCTCCCATGCTCTTTATCTGAGCGGCACCGCCAAGCAAAGAGCCAGCAGCCTGATAGTATGAAGCGCGTCGAGCTGACTCGCCTTGCATACGCTGCAATCTACCTTGAAGCCTTTGTTCTGCCGCAGACTCAAGAGCCTGCTGCTGGCCAATCGCCGCGTTATATCTACGCATGGCTATCTCTTCATCGGCCTCGCGCGCATTGTCGAGCAATACCTGTAGCGGAGTGCCGCCAGTAGCTACGAATCCGTTGTAGCGAAACGCCTGCTCGCTCGTTGCTTGCAGTTCAGAAAAGTTATCTCGGAAGCGATTAATGTCAAACTCAGAAGAGCGCTTAATTTGCTCTGCCTGCTGCTCTGCTACTCGAGCATTCCGCTCTGACATACTTGCATTGAATCGACCTGCCGCGCTAGCTGCAGCGCCTTGCTGTACTGCCGATCTAGCGCTAAGAAGCGAGCTACCTGCGACTAATGCTACTGTTACTGGATCTGCCATAAGTTACCTATCAAACGTCTGCAATCGAGGATAGATAGACAGAATTGTCAGCGGTAGAGGCTGATCCTGTTTGACGACCACGAATCCATCATTGTCATAGCCGCCAGCAAACTCGATAAATTTGTCGCCAGTATACAATGGAACTGGAGTATCCATAGCCATGCGTACTGTCCGGAAAGGTATAATGTCAAGATTAGACTCTGTTGGCCCGATTTTTGCGCCAACAGAATTCAATACACGAATGTCTATATCGCTAATGCGCTTGTTCTTAGCCTGGGCTGTACCTTCTGTGCCGCCTGCATCAGTACGCATAGTCTGCAAGATTGAGTCGTATGCAAGCCCAACGTGTGCTTTCGTAACAATTCGATCTAGCGTAATGCTACCAGACGACACAGTTTTGTCTGGATGGGTAGCACCATTAGCCAGAATAGAAACTGTTTGACCTTCTAAGTGACTAAGCCCGCTAATTGATTCAGCAGCTTGGACTACCGCTTGTCCGTCAGTAAAAGCCTTTGCTGAAGTACCATTTAGGCCTCTTACGCAATTTTTAAGTTGATTGCCTGTTATTGCAGTGTACGAAATTATCTCAAACCGAGATGGCGTCCCTACCTTTACTTTCCCAGATGCGCTGAACCCAGACGCATCATCAAGAATAATTGTGTTTGACGATCCCGATATACCGCCATCTAGCGTTGATTCTTCGCTTGTATAGCTAAGCCCAGCATCCACATAAAATGCGTCCTCAGCATCACCACCAAAGTCAATCGGCTTGAGCCGCTCTACATGGCGCACGTTAGATCCGTCAATAGTACGACGCACCACCACATAAACCTCTTCTTCGGTACGCTCGCTACTAGATATAGACGCAATACTTTCTACAAACCCGTAGTTATAGGTAGTACCACCATCAGTGAACGTGCCGCCAAGCAAGTGCTCATGCCAGGCAACAACGTCTTCTTCTCGTCGATAGGTCATTGCTACCAGCTTGCCGTTCTCTAGCACACACCAAACGACATTGTTTGGCTCCTGCTGATAGGCCATCTCTTTGATCTTGCCTTCAGTAATGTGCTCAGCCAGTAGCGTCATATCTGGCGCAATGTATGAATCCACATCGAAGTTATACACAAGCTCTCGAACCTTGCGCTGTTCTCGCTGTACAAATAGCGCAGTAGAGCCAATGACTAGCGGCTGTATATCAGCACTGCCGTACTTAGCCTGCTGTTTGATCTGTGTATTGAGTGGCGTAATAGGCGCATCTACTGAACCAGCACGTACCGCAAACTCACCACCAGATGTACCAACTAGCAGTACACGAGATGATGTCAGATATCGAATGACGTTTACCTGGTTAGATCCAATCGTGTAGATCAGTGCGCTGTCATCTTTGACGCCAGCAGTAAAGTTTGTGTAGTCACCGCTTACCGAGAAGAAAAGCGTTTGTGGCTGGTTAGCAGTGTTAGCAAAAACTAATCGCTGCTCAAAAAACGCAATTGTTGATGGATAACCAGTAGCCTCAGAAAATGCACCTAACTGGTATTCGTCATCTGCGTTCAAGTCACCACTTATCGTGATGCTTGCGCCCTCATTCTGGAAATGTATGTCGTTACTTGTGGATAAAGTAATGATGCTATCGGTAACTGCAACAATAAGGGCGTTAGAGAAGTTATTGCCATTGACCAGATCACCACCCGAAGCGCTGCCAGAGCATCCAAGGCCAGCGCTAGTCTTCGGGTCTAATAACTGAAATCTTGTCTCTGGGTCTGTATCAGGATCTATCTTGACTTCAAATGTGTCTTCATTTACGTCAGCAGAGCTGCCGTCTGAAAACGTAATAGTTAGCGACCCATCGCTTACGCCGGTAAACGTAACCAGATCGCCGTCAATAAGACGGTGCGGCGTGGCGGTTGTCACCTCTACCTTGGATGATCCACCGGATATATGCCAAGTAGAAATATCAATGTCCGAGGAGCCGGTTGCACTGATACGCATACCGACCTTAAAGCCTTCGGTAATGAAGTTGCCGGCACTGTCCTCGATAAAGTCATTGTGCGCTAAGCCAGTAGCGTCAGGATCGCCTTCATGAAAGCTAATCGTGGTAGCCGTCATGCTAGGCTCTAGCTCTTCTTCTAGCTCGTCATTCTCTTCTACACTAGCGCGTACCTTGTCACTCTGACTTGCATCTAGTGCGTTGGTAGCATCTGCAGTTGTAACGCCACCAGCATTCTCAAATGACACGCCATTAGTCCAGTTGGAGCCTACGACATTGTAGACTTCGAGCGAGTTAGTGCCTACTGAATGAATAACAGCTGTAGATCCTGCAGCCACTCCGGTCGTAGAGATTGTTTGTCCTGCAAAAAATAAACCGCCAGCTTTATTAGTAAAGCCCAGGGTAAGCATAATCGACGATATTTTTGCGTAGCCATGATGCAGCTTTACTAGACGGCCTTCGTCAGTGTTTTTGAAAAAGTTTGCAATGCTGGATGTAATCTTAACGTTGCCAGTTCTTGCGGCAGATGTAAGCGTTGAGCCATCAAACACCGGGTCTAGAAACGGGCCTCGACGAAAGTCTATCTCTGTGATTGTCCAAGCATCGTGATCTGTTCGTGTGATCTGTCTAGGCGCATGATTAGGATGCACGATGTACATAGTATCGGCAGACTGCGTAAACTTTAAACCAGCAAGATCTGCAGTGTTGTAAGGCGTGGTTACTTCAATCGGATTGCTACCTCCATCAACAACAATCCCACCATCCTTGTAGATGCGAAACTTTTGGCTGGAAAACTCCAACACATACGTCTGCTCGACGTTAAACTCAAACGGTATTAGTCGTAGTTCATTGGCTCCTGAGTTGATGCCTATAGCAATGTGCTCTGTGCCAGGGCGACGAGTTACGCCACCTTGCGGGAAGGTCAGGAAGTTTTGGAGTTTCTTGCAGCCGTTGAAATACTTAGCGAGATCGGTACGGCCATCCAGCCTTGGCGATAGCTCACCAGCAGTAAAGTTAGTGAACGGCGCACTGGATTTCGCCATGACTTAGAACCTCGATCGTATAAACGTGTCTGCCTCAATAGCGCCAGAGTCAGAAACACTGGTTATGCTTGCAGGGGTGCCTTCGGTAGCGCTAACAAATCGCGCTTCCTTTAGCTTGTCTTCGTATGTAATCCTCATCTGTTGCGCCAGGCTGTTGCTGCCGACCAACGGATACGCCACATCTGCCGCAATTGCAGCAGTCAATGTCTCAAGAAGTAGTGAATCATACTCGCTGGTATCGGTAATTCTTGCTAGATACACAAGGTCTACCGTGTCTTCATCGCAGAGTATCTTCCTGCCTTCGAGACGATAAGGGATATCGTGGTAGCGCAAATACAGCACGCGCAAACAATAAGGATCGGTTGGTAGCGTAAAGGCGTTATCAAACTCAAAGGCCGGTTTTGTAGAGTCCGGTGCGAGTGTTGCCCTACGCGTTAATGCTTTCCAGGGATGCGCCCGGAAAACGGAATCTCGTATGTATTCGTATCGCTGATTGCAGATACGGGCTGCCTTGCTGTCCTCGGTTAGATTGAGGATGTTAGACGCGCCTATCTGATTGAGTGCGCTATTGCAGATATCAGTAATTGAAGCTGCCATAATTTACTCTCAGCAAAAGAAAGGGGGCCGTTGCCGACCCCCGCTAGCTTTAGTCTACGACGTAGAACATTGTCAGATCAATGGTGCCAGTGGTAGTGCCACCCGCAGTAACAGTAACAACGTACTCGTTATCTGCTTCTGCTCCATCGATGCTAACTTCTTCGCCTGCGCCAAGAGCTAGGGTAGCCGCCACATCAACACACTGCGCTGAAGTAGATGCTGCACTAGCTTTGTAGTGGTCATCGTCTGCCGCAACAGCGCTGCCACTTGCGTCAGTATAGGCTGCGTGACCTACCTTCAAGGTAGTTGATGAACCCAGTGCGTCATGGCAAAGTCTGCCGCTAACGACGCGAGCGCCGTTTGGCAAAGCAAACATCTCGATGGTGTCAGCTGCTTGAGCAGAAGCCTCAAACGTGCCGCGAGCAACACGAAGGTTTCCACCGAGCTGATTAGCTTTTACGAACTCAGAAGGATCGTCCTGAGTAGTGTCTGTACGAACGTCAGAATATACAGTCATGTCTTATCCCCCTTACTCGGCGCAAATGATTTCGACAACTTTGTCTTCTTCCATACGGGTCGCACCAAAGGTTGAGCAGTAGTAGACCTGAGTAGAGAAAGACTTGTCCGCACGCTCTTCGATTCGAGCCATAACATCCTTACCCATAGCGAGTTTGATGCCATCTTCAGCCCAAGCGAAGCAGCTGCGGTCGCTGCCAGATAGTGATAGGCGGTTAGTTACGATGAACTTAAAGCCTAAGTATGTATCGATTTCACCCTGCACAAGAGCCTTAACAGTGTTGAAATCAGAGCTAGTAATAGTTGTGTTATTAAGCAGTGACTCAATCTGTTCTGGGCCTACAGCGATATATCGATTGATGGAAGGATCAACAGAGTTAAGGTCTAACTTTTTCTTAGCTTCGATAAGCTTAGCCAAAGTAAGATCAGCTCCGCCTGCGGCGATTTGTTGAGAAGCCGGAAGAGAAGTGCTAGTCGCACCAGACTTACCAGTCTTAGCAACGCCAGTTGCCGCAGTGATGATTGCGTCGTCCATTGCACGACCCATAGCAGCAGCCGCAGTACGGGCATACGCTGAGGTTGGATCGATCAACATACGAACTTTGTCCGCATCATCGATAAGGTCGGCCCACTCGTAAGTGTCCATTGTTACCATACGACGCGAATGTGGTGTGTCTACGACAGGCGTGTCAGAGTGACGTGAAGTACGCTTCACCGCCGCTGAAGAACCTACCTGATCGAAGAACGCTTTCTCACCTGTAACTGATTCCTCAGATACAGAACCGCGCAACAAACTGCCCATCTGCTGGGAAAGCAACTGGACATTGCTGCTAAACTGCTGCACGAATGCAGTTGTAATTTGCGTAGACATATTAGTCTCCTGTTAGCAATGTAAAGTTGGTTTCGCTACCCGACGAATGCCGGACGATATTTAAGGTTGACAGTTTACGTGCCTGTCAAACGGCAGGGGCTTGCGCTTGTCCTGACTTCTTTGACGCTACTCTTACCTCGGGCCCAAGGGCTTATCGACAAGTTTTTCGCGTCATTAATGCGAGTTTATACGTTTTTACTCACGAGGCAAGCTCTCTAAACTTCATTGCCTCTTGGATATACCAATGATGCTCAGGATGTCTTGCATCCCAATAGGGCGTATTAGGGGCGGTAAGCTCTCTAATTTTCTGCATTGCCGCATCTGGAGTCAGTCCCCCAGTGGTCTGAACTCCCTCAAGCGTATCTTCGCCTACCTTGTCACGAAGGTAGACACCCATGTTTGACAACATGCGAATAATCTCAGGGTGATCGCCGAGCATTGTGCCATCAGCCAACTGGACTTCCGTGATCTCAGGATTGCCAAACTCGGCAAGAACGCCATTAGCAAGTGCCATACGGTCATCAAATGCCTGCCCGTACTCCTTTCGAAGCTCACTTTCTACCTGCTCAATGCGTGCCTGGGCTTCTGCACCAATGCTTTCTGCATCTGCAAACTGCATTTCATTGTACGAATCGAGCATTAGTTGTGCTTGCTGTGGATTTATGCCGGCTTTGTGTGCGGTATCCTTGAACCAAGACACCATATCCTGGTCCATCTCTGCACCTTCGGGGATGTTGTTGTAAGCCAACTCATACCCATCGGGTGACTCTGGACGGCCTAGCTTGGCGTATACCTCGTTCCACTCGTCGGAAGTGGCGCTTTTACCAGGCAATGCAACCTTATCAGCGCCCACCATTTGCTGTGCGTGGACATAGCTTTTGGCTAATGCGCCGATATCGTTAATGTGCTCAAGGCTTGAATGGCCTCGGATTTCTTCGGGAATACTATCTCGCCAGTCTGCGACAGACTGAGTTACCTCTGGTGTTTCAGAGACTTCAGCTACCTGTTCTTCACTCATCGAATTGTTCCTTTATCTGGGGATCCCAGTCCTGCAGCATGGATTTGAGAAACAGCACTACCGTTCGCTGCCCTTCACGATAGGCTGTATCCGTCGCCTCCGACGAATAAGTTGAGGCGTTTATATGAAAGCGATGCTCCAAATCCTTGAGCACCACTTCGCCGTCATCAGTTTCAAGTATGCGCTTGTACGCGCCCTTCAGATCTACTGGGTTCATTAGCCCTCCAGTGCTCTATAGGCTGGCGCAGCTTTTCCAGCCGCTTCCATATACTGCACTGTCTCTTGTGCTTCTTGTGCGGCTTGTTGTGCCGCCTGTCTTTCTTCTCGTATTTCTGTTACCTGGTCAACGCCACGGATAGTGGTTGCCGGTACGCCCAATGTCTTTAGTAGATATTTCGCCATACCGTCAATGTCGATGTAGTCCATAGCAGACTGATCGATCTGTGATAGCGGCATGAATAGCTCAATCATGCGAAGTGCTGACTGGATGTCACCCGAACGCTGCGCTTTGGCTAGCGGCGATACGTATTCGATCTCGATGTCAGAATTGCTCATGAACTCAGGCGCAGGACTAAATGCCTTTTTCCGTACCATCAAGCTGTAAACTCGCTCGATCATTGGCTGAAGCAGCTCCGCCTGCAATCGTCCAAGAACCGGACCGAGCAATCGCATCTTCTCCTCGGTACGCTGAACCACCTCTGTTGCCGTCATCTGTGGACCTTGGCTCATAATCAGTTGGTCAACATAGAACGCAGATTCGATAGCGCGTCGGCGCTGCTCTTCCATGTTAAGACCTAACGGGTTGTTAGCCCCAATATTTAGTGGCTCAAGACGGTCTCGTGTACCAGATCGGTAGAAGTTAAGACCACCAGGCACAGTGCGGATAGGCAACATAAAGCCATCATCAGGCACCATAAGCGGTGGATCTACCTGCTTCTGCGCAGCACGAATAGTGACTTCGCACATCTTGTTGAGCATTTTGATATCAGGCAGTGCGGTCATTGCCGGTGATCGGCCATAGCCAATCTCAAAACTAGCCTTTAAGAAACGTGGTGCTACGTATGGGAACCCCTCAAAGCCGGACTCGCTGAGCACGGTACGGCTATCAGGGTCTACGTATACCGACGCAAACTCCATGTTTCGGTTGTCAGTACGTGTGGTATCTCGCTCCTGGCGCGGATAGACCGCATGGATTAGCGTGATATTCTCGTAAGGATTCTTTTTAGCGCGGTTAATAATCTTGCTGTCGAGTTTTTCCTCACCAAAGCGCTGAATGACTGCGCGTGCTGGCATGTTGAACTGGCGGAATACGGTATCAACACGTCCCTTCTCATCTTCCGATAGGAACACTTCAGCACAGTGCTTAGTCGAGAATCGGATCTGCGAGTCAGGATCGCTCTCAATAAACATTGTCCCGGTGCCAAAACAGATAAGGTCGTGGTACAACTCGTGGATCTGCTCCTGGAAGTTAGAACGGTTGAACGCCAGGTACATATCGTCTTCGACAGACTCAAGCCATTCTTTAGCTTCATCGTTCTCATCAAGGTCACGATTGCGGAATCTCAGCGAAAACCAGCGTGTTGCGGCATTGGTAAGCATACCGTGCAAGCTAGCACTCATTAGTTCAGCAGCATGGATTGCCGTAGAGTCAAAGATTAACTCGGTACGCTTATCGCCATCCGTACGCTTTTTGGTGACATCGGCCTTTCTAGGCACGACATAATCAGCAATCTCTTGCCAGTGACTCTCCCAAACCTGTCGTTGTGTATACAGGCTTTGGAAGCGTTGCATTAACTGCGCGCCTAATTCATCGGCCATTTTTATCTCCTATGTTCCACGTGGAACAATTAGCCACCTAGTAATGTTTTGCGTTGCACGGTCGCTTGGCCAGTCAGTCCCATTGGGCTGGTTGCCACGCCCCGAGCACGTCGGCGGCGATATAAATCTCGTGTTGCCTCTTCCTGGTTGTCGCCTTGAGCACCTAGCGCAGCAAGTGGCCGGATAGCCTGACGATCTACTGCGCCCGCTGGCTGTGCTTGTTCTTGCACGATCTTTGGTTTGCCCACTAGCGTTTTTCCAATGCGACTTAACTCTTCTTTTTGCTTGGTAAATCCAACCTGTCGATCAAAACTACGCAGACCACTGCGAACCTTTTTCTCAACCTTTTTCAATGGCTTGCTCATATCATCCCCATCTGTGCGGCAAATCTAACATAGCGCCGTCATCTGTCATGTAGCCACCCATCCTGAGCAGCAAATCTGTTTGAGAGTTTTCCACAAGCAGCTTGTTTACGCCAGAGACCCAAGCCACACTAAATAACGCATTCATCAATCGCCTGCTAAAAAAGCGCCTTTGGTAATCAGGAAGGATCAACGCATGAGCTGTCCATGTCGTCTCTTCATCTTCTACCGCATAGCACCAAAAGAAACCCGCAATCTTGTCCTTTACTTCGCATGTTACGACAAACGCATAGTCGATTATCCGAGAGTGCGCTTCAAGATACGGATAGTCATACCGCTTCATGTAATCAAACAGTACGTCCTGGGACAACTTAGCGTCATGAATCCTTGGACGAATCACCGGTGCCTAGCTTTTTTCGCTTGGTTGCGGAATCGAGTAAGCCCTTTGGACCCGTCAAAATAGTCTGCTGTCTGCCAACTCGCTTAGGGTCACGCATTTGACGCTTCAGCTTTTCTTCCTCAGTGCGACCGTAAATAGGTGGCGCCGGGATCATCGGCGGTATGGGTGGTGGTGCTGGCGTTGTGATCTTAGGTCTACCCATGACTACATCCTCGCTGCAAATGGGTTGTATGATGAATCGGCAAGCGCTTGTGGTGGCCTGCCGTCAAACTTGTTCGTATCCTTAATACCTACGGCTAGGTATCTGAAGGCGTCTGCTGCGTGCGACGACCAGTCGTGGACCGGCGTCGCCCTGAAGCTGCGGCTTTTTTCGTTGTACGCGCGGTGGTACTGCCGGAGGCACTCGAGGCCCGCTTGACACGCGTCTTTGTCGAACCAGCACTTTTGGATGAGGAGCTGGGCGGCGTGGATGCCGTCTTCGAGAGGGAGTTTAGGGACGACTCTGAAGTTGATTCCGAGGTCGTAGGCGATCTCACGCCGACTTTTACCAGAACCCAATTCACGTACTTCGATATCGTGTGGCGCATTGTGCGTGCCATAGAGATAGCCTTTTGACTGTAAGACTTCAGCATAATGTGGTAACCCCTCATTCCTGTTTTCATAGAAGTCGATAATGTGTACCGATCTACCGACAGTTTGCGTAAACCATACCGCTGTAGAATCTCCTACACCCAAATCCCACCACGTATCTACCAGAGTACCGGCATCGTATGGAACCTCGGATATGCGCCCCTTCTCATGGAGGGCCTGTAGCTCCTTACCATAAATAGCACCTGGCACATTCGCAACCCAAGAGCATTCAAACTCCTGCTCGAACTGATCGGGAGACATCATGGCCTTAGCAGCCTCTAGCTCTTCCTCATCGAGAATGCCTGTCTCGCTAGCCTTATAGACTTGAGTAAACCAATCCTTCTGACCACTGGCTGCGTCATACAGGTCATAGAACGCGTTGTGACCACGCGGCGTACCAATAAACAATGCCCAGCCCTTTCGGTCGGATAGGGCGGGCCTGATGATCTCAGGAAAGAGTGACTCAGGCATATCAGCCATCTCGTCTAAGACAGCGCCGTCAAGGTAAATACCACGCAAGCTATCAGGGTTTTCTGATCCTAATAACTGAATACGGCTACCGTTAGGAAGATCAGCTCGTAATTCTGTTTCATGAAAGCGCACCATCGGTATAGCGCTGGCAAACTGCTTCAGATAATCCCATGCCACAGCCTTGGCTTGGCGGTAGGTGGGCGCTATGTAAGCAAAGCGAGGATTCGTTTTGTCGGACAGAATGGCATCTCTAAGCAAGTGGTTAATTGCCATAACGGTCTTACCGAAACGACGATGGCACACAACCACACCCCAACGGTTCTCTTGCAAAGACTTATGTAACTCTGCCTGTAACTTCCTAGGTCGATAAGGAATGTATATCTCTGTCATGATCCAGCAGCACTATCATCCCACTTCAATGTAATCGTACCACTCACCTTCGTATCGTTATCCTCAGCCTTATTACGCACACCTAACGGCGCTAGCTGTCTAACGTACTTATCCTTCTGATCGGTCTCTAGCCTACGACGCTGTACTTCCGCCATGGCGAGCTTAGGATCTTCAGGTAACGGTTGTTCAATAATATCAATAATCTGATCTCTCAGGACTTCAGCTTGCAATGCGCGTGCTCTGCGGTACTCCTGGTACGCATCATCAGAATCCTGTACGTGTCGCAATACGGTCTTCCAGGATGGGAACTTGTCATTCTCATTGCATATGCGGGTCAATGACATGCCATCCGCAATCATCTCGCAGATTTCAGCAAACTGCTCTTTTGTAAGCCTTGGCTTTCTAGGCATCGCCGTCACTCCAAAAAAAGCCCTGCGCTTCGCAGCGAGAGGGCAAATACAAGGAAGCCCCTACGGAGCCCCTGCATTATGTAGCTGGCTGTGGCTGAAAGCAAATGTGTGTTTTGTGGTGGGGATATATATACATAACACGCGCGCCCACATACGCGGGGGGTAGGGGGTGCCGCTTAGCAAATCGACCGCATCGCAAAACGCAAAGCTATATACGCGCACACATGCACACACGTCGCGTCAAGAGGCTTGTACGCGCGAGCAATCCCACAATGAGCTGATGGGTTACGTCCCCACACCCAACGCATAACCCACAGCTAACCCCTACCCATGCCCACGCATAGCCCTAGAACGCCACAGAATCGTCCCTGCTACACGTTAGGCAGCTGACCCATGCAACCCTACCGCTCACCCCTGAGAACCGCTTAAACGCTCAATATCAGCTTAGTTTTGTCACAATTGTCACGCGTTTCCTGCCATTGCTTGACACAATTTGTCCAGCCCCTTAGCTTAGATCACATCAACAACGCAACGCCACAGGAGGCAGCAGACATGCAACGCAACGCACGCAACGCTTACAACGTACTCAAGAACGCCGGTCTTCACTTGATGGTTAAAAACTGGAGCGATCACGCTCACTTTGAAATATCCATGGAAGACACCACCCACCTGAACGCATGGATCGATAACGGCGGCAAAGGAAAGCTGTATTGGGCTGACTATTGGAACGAGATCATCGAGTTTGATGGCACCGCTGCTCTCAACGAGTTACTCGACAAGAACGATCTGTTTTTTGAGTGGATCAATCCCGGCGTCATCGGAGTCTACGACGCATAAACAAAGCAACGGCCGCATAACGCGGCCCTAACCTGGAGACAATGACATGGCATTAACAGCACTTATTTTCACAATCGCACTAACTTCTAGCTTTGGCGCTTTCGTTGGCTACCAAGCCGGCAAGAACAGCGTTAATCGTTAATCAAGGAAACCAAGACATGACCACACTGCCAAACGAACTGTACCGCTACACGCAGCCAGACCCCGAGGGCTTCACCGCCATCATCACACCAGCTGGCAGCAAGTACCGCGTTACATACCGCGAGAGTTTGTCAGGGTTAGAGATCTATACGCTAATCGTTACAAGCTACACCGCTGCTAAGCAGCACATCACTAAGAACGTCGAGGCTGCGTAAGCAGCCCTTAACCGACCAGGGAGGTCATCATGTACTACGTGGCACTAGAGCAAACACCAGGCATTGCCCGCAAGGTCAAGCGCCTTTCATCCATCCGCTTCACTGAACGCGACGAGGGCCAGAAGTTCACCGTCCGCACCAGGGCAAAGCTAGAGAGCTGGGACGCGCTGCGCGTTTACCAGGTAATCAACGGGAAGCTTAAACCGCTGCAAGAGCACAGCATCATTTTCTAGCCGTACTGACGAGCCTGGCTGGATACCAGGCGAAACGCCGCGAGGCGTCTACGGAATCCACCGTTAAACAAGGAAGCTAAGCCATGACCAAATCAGAAATCAAAAGAGCAATTCGCGCAGCCATGCTCGAACTTCACGAGCTGCGACACCTCAGCACCCGCGACCATATTAGCGAGATGCACGACTACCAGCGCAAGCTGCAGCGCAACATGAACAGCACAGCGCCGTATGACCTCAAGGCTGACCCAATCACCCTGGTCGCTGACTATCACGTGGTGAACCAGCTGCGTACAGCCTGGGAGCAGCGAGGCAGCCTACGACCCCGCGACATCCTGCATTGCCAAGAGTCATACATCCTGGCGCATGCTTTGGTTGATGCTTACCCCGAGCGCTGCGAGGCGATCATGCAGCGCATGGACGATGAGCTGGACCTGCTAGGCATTCACTGGCATCAGCTGCAATACACCTGCGGTCAGATCATCGAGCGAGAGGAGCAAGCAGCATGAGCTACCGAGAAAGTTTTTTAAACGTAGTGCTCGATATTGTCGGCCAATATTTTGAAGGTCAGCCGGTGAATGTGTACCACTATGACAGTCACGTCGCGCACGCTGTGATTGGAGGCACCGATTACTTTTTCCTAAAGCGGGCTGACGGTTCGATAACGTACGGGGCAATGTGATGACATACGAGCAAGCCATGGCGGGCGAGACCATCACCCGTCGCCAAGCATTTCGCGAAGTCGAGGACCACGGCATCGACATCATGGAATTTATCGAGGCTTGCGGAGACTCCGCGTTTTACAACTCACGGGAGGTTCTAGCATGGCTCGGTTACTAAAAGGCCCCAAGGGTTTCACCCTGGGCGAATTTGCCTACGGCTACGGCCACGCATGGTCCGATCAGGAGCCAACCCCTGCATGTTGGGGTCAAGCCTGGATCAAGTTCGTAGGCAGCGACACGGCCCACGTTCACCCCATAGACCACCGCGGCGATTGGAACGGGTTATTTAAAATCCTACCCGCTGCCGATGTCCGCGTTATGTCAGCCGAGATTCAGCAAGACCTCGGTTTCACCCACTGCCACACCTGCGGCTTCGAGATATTCGACTGCGAATGCCCCGAGCAGCTAGATCTAGAGGAGCTGATCTAATGAGACGATGGTTAACCGATACTGAAATCTCAGCTATGGCGCACGCCTGGCTGAATACCTTTGAGTTTACCGGCGATGAGCTGGCAGCTTCACGCGCTGCTAGTGAGTATTGCCTAGAAGAGCTGCGAATCAGGCCAACCGATCAGCAGATAGGCTACGCCAGGAAACTAGGGCGCGTGCTCTGGAATGAAACAGTTATCCAGGTCAAGCGGGAGGTGATGCAATGAGCCACTACGAAGCACTGCGCGATGGGCTGCTGCTAGCAGTCACCGCGCCAACCGATGACAAGGCGCAAGAGGTGGCCGAGATGTGCAACGTCATTGCCTCTCACTTATCCGAGCACGAGATCAGACGTGCACAACGTGAGGTCGAGCAAATGATACGGGAGGCTCACCAATGACCTATCAGACCTGGAAAGTTATCCTCACCCCTGTTGCCAGGGAGCAAGTGCGCAGCACGCATTACATCGACGCGTCATCTCATGCAGAGGCCAAGCAAGGCGCGCTACTTCAACAGCTAAGCCTCGACATGGAGGACGGCACCTTTAAACGATGGGCTGCTATCATAGTGAAACCATTGGGGAAACACTTGATAGATGACTAATCCAAAACTAACCATCGAGCAGGTCGCGTATGCCTTCGAGCTGCGCGGCCTTTTTTGTAGCTATGAATCCATCGCGTTAGACCTTGGCGTTAGCTACACCACACTCCGCCGATACATGCGTAACGCTGAGCGATACGGCTTCGCTTACTGGATAAACTAACATCGAACAGCTAAAGCTAAGCAATGCTTATCTTAGCTGGCTATAGCTAAGCAATGCTTACTATAAGCTATTAGTTTATATAAGTTATTAGCTATTGCTTAGCTTATGCTATAGCTTAGCAATGCTTAGCTTAAGCTGTCGGGGCTGACAAGCGAAGCGTATCGTCAGAAATGGGGGGCGTCAACCCCCTCTTTCGTTCCATCGTTCCCATGGTTCCCGGAACCGTTCCCGTCATTGCTTGAGCGTCCACTTGGCAATGCGTACCTTCTCGCCGTACTTGTTGCGTATGGTAATCATCTCAGTGTGGATGTGATGCCCTTCTGCCCGCAGCTCGCTGATCCTGGCCGGCGCTTCCAGGATGCCTAGCTCATCCCAGCTGTTCAGCCTGGTGAGTGTCTTGCCTTGCTCCAGGTAGTTAAGAATTCTTTTTTGCTGACTCATTTTTACGCTTCCTTGTAGTGGGGATTGTAGGTTCGAGCAGAAGATCGCTGTCCTCTGTCTCTTGGATAGCCATGAGAGGCCGTAGAACGTCCCTCACAGCACGAACGCTGTTACAGCAGTACCATCGTATACCTAAGTGGTTAAAATGCCGTGAGAGCTGTTTCTGGTGGTCTGAGATACGACCGCCTTTTGTGCGCTTCAGCTCGATCATGATGGGTGAGGGGCTAAAGCTAGGATAAAACGCCTCATCAGGCACAAAGATTTCCAGGTCAGGCCAGCCCGATTTGGTGCCCATCCTTTTCAACTTTGTCTTGAAATTGATGTGCCGCTTGCCCTCATTGGGGGAGTGGTGCAGCAGGTAGCCATGGGGGAGCACAAGATCCAGCCACTTGACCACGCGCAAATGCACCTGGTCTTCAGTTTCGTCGAAGGTAGAAGTCATTGGGGGTTACCGATCCATTGGTGAGTAAAACGACACGCTCCATGTATTTACCGCTCGGTATAACCCGATTGTCGTGGTCAGCGGGCAGGCACCACCGCCTTGCCACGGTTGCATGCGGAGCGCCAAGTTGCTCGGCTAACTTGCTGTAACTGAAGCGCTTGCTGATGCGCCATTGATCCAATGTCATGTGACTTTTCCTGTTAAATAAAACGTCAGTCTATGGGCATTGACAGTACGCGTCAATAGTTATAACGTGACACTCAATGCCGCTACGTGCAGAAATGAGACAGGATAAAAGCAATGGATGAAATCGAATTGCCAGCCTGGGCGAAGCGCCATAACTACTTTTGGCACAGCAATCCCAGGTCAAAGACAAGGAGCAAAACCCTATTCGACAAGTGTGTAATCAGGCCCAAGCTATCGGATGCCTGGCACATTGTGAAGTCAGAACTAGCATCGAGCGATCAGATCGACGAGGCATGGAGGACAATCCACAAGCTGGATGGAAAGTTTAATGGGGCGAGCAACGCCAACATGGAGTGCGGCAAGCTGGCACAGACCGCAGTAGACATGGCGATCTTTGGGGGAGCCGACCTCAATGAAGCCAAAGAATGGGCCTATCAGCAGTTCCATGAATACTACGTTCACCGCAGCTGGGACGATGGCACCGACGAGTTGAAGTGCGATCAGTACCTTGATGAGATTGAGCCGGTAGTAGAGAACGCATACCACGGCTTGATGGAAGCGCTTACCGAAGACCCCAATCGAGTGAATGAAAGGGAGCTGATCGGCTATATCGGTAGCAACAAACTCCCCTATAAAACTCTACCCGACTACGCTTTCCGCGGTGACCTGAAGACTAAATGGTCCAAGCGCAGCAAGACTACGAAGTCAGGATGGGCGCAGAACAGCTTACCTAAAAACCTTACCGGTGTATGGGAGCAAGCCAACGTCAGCCAGGTTGCGGGATTCCGCGCACTCAATGGCGGGATGCCCTGTTGGTTACTGTACGTGAACAAGTCTGATTACCGATTGTTTCACCAATACAACTGTGACGAGATGAAGCCCGACTACCTTGATGAAGTTATCAGGGA